AAACAGAGCGAAAACTTTTTACCACAACTGAGTGTCGATTCAGTCTATGGATATCCACTTTATACGTTCCAGTCCGCCAAGAATACATCAGGGCGCACATCAAAAGGCTCAACTTCGCCATTTGTTAGTCTGCAAACTTTAACAACGTAGTGAGCGGGGATTCGGCTTTTTCGCCATAGCGTTAGTAGCTGCGGTGATATGCCAACTTGTCGCGCCAATTCCGACTGGTTACCACCAGTGGCTGATTCAACAATTTTATTATATAGACTAGGTTCCATGATTCTTCCCTTAGTAAAAGGAAATCCAGAAAGTTTGATTTCCCTATTGAGCGCGAATACTAACCCAAAACAAACGTGAAAAAAAGGTTTATTTTGATAGCAAATAATGTTTCAATAACCCCCTCACTTAATAAAGAGGAATGGAAATGAACTTACCCGAACGAGAATTAAACCACCCCGAATGGTACGCCAGAGACTTAGGTGCTTGCAGCCAGTGCAGTGAGCCTATGCTTCAGGTAGAAGATGAAGGCCACCACATCATTGCTTGCAGAGTCTGTGATCTAGGCGGCGTTGCTGACAATGACCGCACATTTAAGGTCAAGTTTTACGGCATAGACGATGGCGAAGATCTCCACTCATTTGAGAATGGAATCATTGCTGACAGTCGCACAGAAATGCTAGAGCTAATTGAGTGGTGGGGTGAAAACTTTCACTGGGAAATTAAACAGCAACAGCATGACGGCAAAGAAAATATCTTTGGCATTTTAGTTGAAGGTAATGTTTTAGAGAGCAACCCTTCTCGCCAGTATTTTATCTACCACCAAAGTCAAGAGGTTGGCTGCATTGTGGAGGTGGCGTGATGGGAAAGGTTAAATCAGAAATGTTTAAAGAAGAGCTAGGGTTCGATGATTGCTTGCAGTTGCTAGACAGCCTGACGGTATGGGAGACACCGCAAAAGCTGGCAAAGCGTTACCTAGAAAACGATCTACCGCCAGTCAACACGGTTGAGCGGTTTGAAGCATTGCAAAAATTAATGGATGCAGTGCAGAGGCAAAAATAGGTCAGGGAACCTCCTCTCCCCATTAGCGTGTGCCCGTCCGCGTGACCGAACAGACGGGACTAATTTAACCAAAAGGAAAAATCATGAAAGAAACCAACCTCATAGAGTCATTAGTGAAAGCGCAGTCAGAAATGACTCACGCAGCTTTTGACCAAAACAACCCACATTTCAAGTCGAAGTTTGCCAGCCTCAAGTCAGTGATTGACGCGATCAAGCCAGCACTAAACGCCAATGGCATATTCTTTATGCAGGTATCTCACCCGCTAGATCATGGGGTAGGTATTGAGACTATTTTCTGCAAAGCAGACGAAAAGTTATCCACAGGGGTAGTGATGGTTCCTGTTGATAAGGCAAACGCACAGGGCCTAGGCTCGGCCCTAACGTACGCAAAACGGTACTCTTTGGCGATGGCTTGCGGAATAGCAGCAGACGTTGATGATGATGGCAACGGCGCAGCAGCAGCACCACCCCCGCCTAACAGCACTGGTCGAAAGCCTCAATCAGTTGTTGCGACAGTGATACAAGAGGAAGGCATTGTTGTAGACAAAAAGAAGTGTCAAGAGTATGTGAAGGGATTGGTAGAAGCAATCAACTTAAGTGATGATGCTGGGTTGAAAGAACTAGTAGAAGAACTAAGCGCTGATGAAGACATGAAGTTAGCAGTTTGGGCAAATCTTCCAAGCGTTGTCCGAACATACATTAAAAAGATGAGTAAATAAAATGGCTATGAGACCAAAAAATAGAGGCTTTTCACGAAAGGTGTTCGACCTGCTAGAAACAAAAGGCCCAATGAGCCGCAGCACGATTGCTGAAGAGATGCGAAAGATGGGACACCCATTGACATCAAAGCAAATAATTACCTGCCTTCAAAATATGCGGCAGCGACACTGGATAGAATTTTCACAAGAAGACCGGCGCAAGTTTGACATTAGATCGGAGACGTTAAGGAACCAGCGCGACATACAAGTTGAGATGCTCAACCAAAAAGGTAAGGTCACAATTAAGCCGGTTACGTTCAAACCTTCAGTATCACCCACCCCAGTCGTGAAAACGCCTGAAACGGCAGAATTAAGGCCCGTAGAAGCCTTTACTGTACCCTTTCCGATACAGGTTGCGGGTATGGTTTTAGTCACGGCAATAGTAACAGCGGTTAGCACCGCAATAGCAATGAGGATGTTTTGAAATGGATAATAAGTTTGTGGATGGTTTTTTTGTAAAAGCACCAAGAGCCGGTGCGCCTGATTTCGTAAAAGGTAGCGTTAGCTTGAAGCGTGAGGAGTTTATGCGCTGGGTATCTAGTCAAGAGGGTGAGTGGATAAACCTCGATGTGAAAGAGGGTAAGTCAGGCAAATGGTACGCGCAGGTCAATGACTGGAAACCTGCTGGCGGTATGCCACAGATGCCGACATTCACACCCCCTTCTGCTCAACCTTTGCCAGCTTATGGCGCGGCAGATGACGGGCTAGAAGATATCCCGTTCTGATGTAAACTTGAGGAGCCGGTAGATTAAGCAGGCCAGCGGCAGGGTCAGCTTTAGGAGTTCCTCCTGTGAGAAATAGATTGGGTGAAGTATGTCCGGCTGGGAATTTCAGCATCAACGCAATCAACTGCCGCACCCTCTCAACCCCTCAACCGTCTCAACCGTCTCAAACCGAAATACCCAAAATAAATGTTTTACTTCATAAAGAAATGCTTTATAGTTTCTACACATTAACAAAAAGGAACGAAAAATGACTGAACAAGAATACATAGAAAGTTTTGAAATGACGCAACCATTGATGATTCGGCTTCTTGCAGAACTTTTCGACGCAGTTAAGGCTGGCACACTCAATTCGAACGACGAAGCAATGCAAATACACTCTTTGAAACACGCCTATGACGTTGAGCCAGAAGAAATGTCCTATCGAGTAAGCGTAGCAAGAATCATGTCAAGCAACAGGGCCGCTTAAGCGGTCTGGAGGAACTGATGAGTAAAGAAATTTTTTCGCCAAGATGGATCGACGTTTTGTGGAACTACACCCTTAAAGGTGATCTGTTGAACGGCGTTTTGGGTCTGGCTCTTGAGATGGGCGAGAATCGCATTGAGCAGATAACGGATAGAATATTAAAAGCGCAACGTGAAAGAGGGTTTGGAACCTCAGAAGAAACTGAGTTGCTAAAGTTCATGTTGGATTCCATGCTTAATAGCGCAGATTTTTATTACGAAAACGCAGAAGACATTCGAGCAGCGTTTGAAATGGAGGCCGCGTAAGCGGTCTTTTAATGGATAATTTCAAAGCAAAAGGCTGGCTTAGTAAATACAGGTATGGCTATCTGAGATATGCAGATCAGCCGAATGTTTGGGGTGTACTCACACCCACCGGCAGGTTTATTAAGGCCAGAGATCAACACGAAGGCGGGGCTTTAGCAGAGGCCCGACTATTGAGGAAAGTAGACGCATAATGGAAAAAGAAGAATTCACGCAACTCTATGCGGCATGGTTCGCCCTCCACCCTTTCAAGAAACGAGACTGGCCTGACGGCTTGGGTAGTGTGCACTATGAGGCGTTTGGGAAAGAACACGCGCAGACAATGAGAGAGGCGCTAGGTCAATTGACTGAGGAACTCGACAGTTTCCCTTCACCAAGGCAAATTCGCACTAAGATCAACGCCTTAAACAATACCAAGACTGAGGTAGGCGGACTAGTCCGTGACACGGCCCAGAATGAAGAGATCGCCTCTAGGCTGTTTGAGCATCTGCTGGGTATAGAATACAACGGTGTCCCGGTAAAACGCCCAGGCGGCGTGCAGGATTGGCATGAGCGTATAGTTGATGACGTTATCAACTCAGGTTTACCAGATCATCATATGCAAGGCGCATATTCAGAAATAGGCTTGAGAGTAGTGAGGGCGCAAGCGTGAAAGAAACAGTAGAAGAGTGGATTTTACGGACGGGCAAAAATCCTATACAACTTGAGTATTGTACTGTATCGGGCAAGGTAATCATTCAATGTCCACGCTGTCACAAGAGCGGCTCTGCGGGGCCAAGAGAAACTAGCAGCTTCCCAGTCAGTGAGAAACAAATGATCTGGTGCTATGACTGCGTTGATAGGGGGAACCAACCAAATGGATAATTTTTTAGCAGCAATCAAAGCGCAGACAAGTTTGCGTCAGTCTTACATACACGAAAGGCTGCTGGCAGTTCAGCACCCTAACTTCCCCATTTCTCGAAAGCATGAGATCTACCAGATGCAGAGGAAAGGCGCGGGAGTAACTGAGATAGCCAACAATCTAGGTGTTGAGCGTCATGAGATCCACAAGCTACTGGGGCGGACATCTTGGCCTCACCCTGCGACCCTGACTTAGTGTTCCACATGAAACAACGCGAGAATCTAGTGCGGCTGATAGAGGCCATTGAGAACTGGCACCACGCTCGGAACCTAATAGAAGGATCAACAGACAAAGACCAACTGGCAAAGTTAATTCAAGAGGTGGGTGAGTTATCAGATAACATCTGCAAGGGTCGGGATATGTCAGACGATATAGGCGACATCATTGTGGTGCTGATAAACATAGCCGCGAGGAATAACTTGTCTATTGAATACTGCCTGACAAGAGCGTGGCTAGACATTAAAGACCGCAGAGGCCGAATGATTGACGGGGTTTTTGTAAAGCAATCGGATTTGGCTGAGGCATAACCCCAGCCGACAAGCCTAGTGTTCTTCTGGCTCCACTTCTTCTGGCTCCATTTCCTTCTTGATGCACCCAGCGTGAAAGGTAATTGACTGCTCCACCTCTTGCTGTCTCAACACTAAGTTGATGTGCTCCTCTCTCAATTGAGAAATGCGCTGCGCCCTGATCTTGGCCTCATTGGTCATTTGTTCTTCTGAATATTCTACATCATCTATTGTAATCATTTGATTTCCCTATGGTTAGTGAATCACAAGTTTACTTTAATCGCTGCGTTTGACCAATACCGCTTCAACGAATATGGCAACCTCATTTGTTGATGAACTAGATTTAGCCTCAAACATGAAGTCAGTCCCTTCTGCTATCTTGAAAGGCACCTGCCGGTCATAGTTTACCTGACTTTGTGAGAATGTCGCCTCTGCTACTTTCAACCATCTGCCAGTTGAGCTTTGCAAAGCATTCCTGATAGTGACGTACTTTGAACCGCCAGCAGTTGCTGAGTTAGCGGTTATTCTAAAAAGAAACAAGTCATGGTCTGCGGGAACGGTGTAGATACAAGATTGAGTGGTGCCTAACTCTGCCTCGATGAAGGCGTAAGTCACACCCCCGCTAGCTATCGTAATATTTCCAACATTAGACCCAGCCAAAATAATTGCTGAGTTAATGCGGTAGAGCGCGGTAGGAATTGTAACGGCACCAGTACCAGTAAGCGTGACAGTCTGCCGCACCTCGTTGTAATTAGCATCTAAACCGACCACTAGAACAGCCATTGTGTCGCTTGCGCTACTACTCACGATTGTCATGGTCAAAGCAGCGGGCGGGAAAGCGTACGCGCCGCCATCATTCCAGACAGTTTCAAACGAAGTGCCGACTGCTCTATTGAAGCCAAATATATTCACCGCTTCTGAGTCGTACATCTTGCCCTGAGCAATGTCGAAAAGAAGGTGGGGGGTGGGTCTTTGGTAGTGATACTGGTACATGGTAGCCTTAATCGTTAAATTTGGATTTGCTGCTCACCCACTTGGGTAAACAATAAGCGGTCAGCCCTTTCTGGCGTTTTTCAATTATTGCCTCAAACTGCCTGCAACGATTTGCGTCCCTGAATAAAAATTCCTCTGGCATTGTCTTGCCTTCCAAAACAATAACCAACATAAAAGCCATAATCACCTGTTAGTCAACCAAGCGAGCAAAGCACCAATCGCGGCTGGCACCAAAGCTATAACTACCAAGAAGATTAGCGCGTACTGCGTGAGTTCTTTCCTGAACTTCTTCTTCCTAGCTTCCTCTGCTTTCAAGAACGCTTGGCGGTTTTTCCTAGCTTCAGCCGTCTTAGCCAGCATCTCGTTCCAGAGATCCATGCGGTGAGTGGCCTCGAATACTTGCCGAATTGACTCTCTTGATTGTCTCAACTGTTCTTCAGCCATGACAATCTTCATCGCCTCAGCCTCGGTCAAGTTCTTGCTGTTTTTGGCACGCTGGAGGTCGAATTCGCTACTGCCCAGCTTGGATATATACCCGCCCAAATCCTCTATATTTTTACAGGCCCCGCTAGCCATCTCCAGAGCCTTGCAAGCCGTAGTCACCGCAGCCACGGCCTCAAGGATCATTAGCCGTTCAAGAATTGAGGGAGGGCAACAGCTATCATAACAACTACATACACCCCCCAAATCATTGATTCTAAGCGGTCAAAACGCTTCTCTCCGGCGTTTAATCTAGTATCTATAGATTCGTACCGGATTCCGCAAGTTTCCTCGTGCTGCTCGATTTTGGCTAAAGCCTTTTCACTAGGTGTCATGACCAAGGAACCCCTGCGGCTTGTGACGGCGTTATCTTCGCGTCGATCTGCGCTTGCAGTGACGTTTGAATTTGATCCTTGTCTACACCATTAGCCCAGCACCACTGAAGAACCTCAGTTTCCGTAACGTCTGAATAAGGCGTGTAATCGCCAGACTCAGGGTCAGGGGTGAAGCCACAGGTGCCATAGCTAGATGCTGTATACTCTACGCCCTCTACGGTCTGTGAGGCTGTAACGCGCCAGTGTGCCGTGGTAATACCACCGTCAGCTAGTTCTCTGTCGCATTCTGAAATTTTCCAGTTGAATGTTGCGGTCATCATTTGTTCTCCAGTGTTTGAATTCTTTGGGTTAAGGCTTCGATGGTGGCTTGTTGTTCTTGGATGGCTTTAATACAAAGGGATACCATGTTTCCATAAGCTAGAGCATCTGGCTCATCCTCATCATTGTATTGCACAAACTCTGTTAGGCCAGCGTCATGTACTTCTTCAGCAATCAAACCTCCAAACACAGTGTCCGCATCATTGTTTCCTTTGTACGTCACAGGGCGAAGTGTAAGCAGTTCAGTTAAACCATGTGTTGCGTCTGTAATGGTGTTCTTGTAACGAGCAGATGAAACAGACCTTTGAAATGAACCATCTGTGGCTACAAACATATTGGCGGAACCGCCAGTTGTTAAACCATAGGTTGGGAGAGAATAAATATAGCCGTCTACCCCTATAACAAAATCTCTTGAATACCCCCCGCCATAGCTATCAACAGCAAACCCATATTGAGCACCCGATGAATATGTAGTGATTCGCATCCCAAAGCCATTAGTATTGGTGTTTGTAAAATTGGCCACTAGACTTGAAGATGATCCTGTCTGGACGATAGACCCAACATTTGCAGCGCCCGATAGGTGGAGGTCTTTGAAGCGGTAAGTTGCGTTCCCTAAATCCAGTGTATCTTGCACTCTTGAATTCCCCGCCATCGGAGCAATGCTGCCGTTGCCGAAATAAAGACCGCCATGACCTGATGTAGTTGCGCCAATCTGAAAGTTATCATTATTATCAACGCCAATACTACCTACGGTTGAGCCGTCTTTGCTGAAGTTAGCAATAGTGCCGTCTCCGCTAAGGCGGTTTAAATCCATTACAATATTATTGCTTCTTGTCGCTTCAATCTTACCGTTCGGGCCTTCAAGTCTAATGCCTACTGTTCCAAAAGCTGTAGTAGACTTACCCACCAACAGGTTGCCGCCTGACAAGCGCATGGACTCCGACCAAGTGATAGCGTTTCCTGCTGTGCCGCTGGGTGCTACACTAAATCTATGAGTGCCAGCAGTTTGATTATAGTATGAAGCCTCGTCTGCTTCTTTATATACCCATGCGCTAGCATCTGAGTTTAGATACGCGTTGTTGGATAGCCCAGTAAGATTAGTGCCACTTGCGTTTGAGAACAAGCCGCCTGACTTGCCAAAGTCAATGCCTACATAACCTGTGTAGTGGCTCTCTGGCGTAACCCCAATACCCACGTTACCACTAACTGTTAAAGTGCTAGACAATGTGACCGCACCACTCGCCGCCAATGTAGTGAACGACCCTGCATAGGTTCCAATGTTCGACCCATCAGCCTTAGCTAATGCAAAACCGCCAGCAGTAGCGCCATCGTGAACGTGTACTGTGTCAGTGCTTGTGTTAACAGCTATCTCACCCTCTGCGCCTGTAAAGGCATTCATCTGGGCAGTTGTGCCGCGTCGTATCTGTAGTTGAGTAGCCATGCTATGCCTCTATGTTTCTTAACTGTTCTAATGCCCACGCAAATTCTTCAGCGTCTGGCGCGTAGTGTTTTATGTCCATGACCACTTGGTCATCTTGCGTTTCGGTATATCTTAAAAATACACCGCTGTCGTTTTCGTAGCCATCAATCAGTGTCATTAGGTTACCTTGTAAAGTTTCCATGCTATGCCGAAATTACTAGGGCTACCCCAGCCTGATACCTTTCTACCCACTATTTCGATCTTCAATGTAAAGCCTTGAGTGCCTGAGAACTTAGTCAACGGCATAACTGTAGCAACCGGCCCGATCATTGCAGTGCCTTCAGAACCAACAAAGGTAGACCAACTGCCAGTGATTTCTACGTTACATAAAAGAGTGGAGTTAGCGCCGCCCCATGCTGTGAATCCAGCAGGATACACCCCCTCAATGTAGATAGTTTCGAGGGTAGTTATGTCATTGTTGAACAGTCCGCTTCGGTCAGATAGCGTTTGCGTCCCAGTAGCTACAATCAAGTCTCGGCTGACAACCACGCCATTAAATTCTGCGCTGCCGTTCTTGTTAATTATCCAGCCAGCAGACCCAGCAGAATAGTTGCTAGATTGAATCACGCTGCCGATCTTGGCGTTTGTTATTATGCCATCACTGATCTGCGCTGAGTTAGTAACCACATTCGACGCGGCTAGTTTGCCGGCTGTAATCGCGTTCGACTGGATGTTATCAGACTGAATGAACTCGAAGTTACCAATAGCAGCAACGACTGCCGCAGTGGTAATTGATGAGCTTTGAATGGCACCGATAACCGCAGAATCAGCAAAAATCTGCGAGGTGTTCAACTCTGTACTGGTCAAACTATTAGCAACAACCTCTGAGGCTGCTACTGAATTTGCAGCGATAGCATTTGCCGTTACTGAATCGGCAGCCAGCTTGACCGCGCTTATAGAACCCGCCGCAATCTTGTCAGCAACCACCGCACCCGTTTGAATAGATGAACTGGTTATCTGGCCCGATGTTAGGCTTGCCGCTTGCACTTGCCCGAATACCTGAGTTGCTAGGTTTACTTGGTCAGATAAATCAGCCGCAGCAATTGAAGAAGTCCAGCTTGTGCCGCTGTATCTATACAACTTGCTGTCAGTCGTGAGCATTACCACTCGACCAGTTGATAAATTCGTTGTTGGCAGTGCAGTAACGCGCTCAACAGGGCGCAGATCATCGCTGAATAAGTTGTCGCCTAGAGTTCCACTTATGTCGGTAGTTTTAACCAGCGTCGTGAATTCTGGCACTGAAGAATCATAACGATATAGCTTCTTATCAGTGGTGTTAAAGAGTATAGAAACGCCAACATAGTTCACTGGCGAGGGGAGCGTGGTGACGGCTTCTATAGGCTCAACACCAGAAGCAAACGAGGCCGCAGTGATAGACCCCGGACTAACAGATGAGGCTGTAAACAGGTCTGCTGTCCAGCCAGTGCCAGTCCATACATATAGCGTACTAGTGGTGATTAAAAACTTGATCTGCCCAACGTGCGAGCCAGTTACACCCACTAATGTCGTGACTGGTTCAATACCAAAAGCATCACCTGCTGCGAACTCATCAAGCACCGACTGCGCGAGGTCATCTAATACAACCTTCTGCGTAGTTGCTGAGAATGTCGCGCTATAGCCAGAAATGTTGCCTGAGCGGTCAACGCTTCTCAACCAGTAGTATCTGGTGACGTTATTAGCCAAGCCAGTGACTGTATGCTGGTCTGACTTGGTTTTAACAATCAAACTAGAGCCGGGGCGGTTGTCTACCGTGTTCTCGAATATCTCAACATAAGCCAAGTCGCCATCAGAGGGCAGGTCGTAGTCCAGCTTGATTTGCTGAATGCCGCCGGTAGCAACTATAGATCCGGGGATTGCTGGCGCAGTCTGATCACCCTGCAAGGTAATTGTTTCAGTTATGAAACCAGAAGTTTTGCCCGTAAGCGTTACTGCGCGAACTCTAAACGTAAATTCTTCTAGCTCCTTCATGCCAGAGATTACAGTGCTATTACCGTAGACGTTGATAGATGAGAACACCCCACCCCCGCCGACAACTGCTTCACTCACACTGCCATAATTTAACTCAAGCGTGGTGGCATCACCGACAGAGCCATAATCTTGCGTTGCGGTATACGCATCACTTACCAAACCAAGGTCTATTTCGTTTTGAGAGGTTTGCTTGAATTCAACCTCGTAGAAAGAAACGTAGGTGTTAACGGTGGGGGCGGTCCATGAAACCCTAACCGCTGGCAATACCGAGCCGTCATTACCCAATACAGTGGTTTCCACCAGAGTCAAACCCGTGGGAGCGCCTTGGTCTGCGGTGTTATCAACAATATCTGAGTAATCAGGATTGTTTGGCCCGACTGTGGCTGAGATAGTTGAGGTATCATTATCTGGGTTGCGGTCTGACTCAACAAACGATCCGCTACCAGTGCCGTATGCGACAGCCCTTATCCAGTAATATCTCTCATCACCTACTGCTATAGGGTCAGCACCGTTTGACGCATCGTGAAAGAACTGGGTTCCAAGAGTTCTGCCAATTTCTACTGAATTCGACCAAGCAGAATCAGGCGATGCGTAGATCACTATCTCTTTGAATTTGCTGGTATTTACTGGGTTGGTCCAGTTCAACTCAATGTTCTTTAGGCCAGCAGTTGCGCTGAGATTCTGTGGATCTGGTACACCACGGAATCCGGGCGTTATTGTTCCATCCGCTGTCACCGTTGAGTATTCACCGGCAGTGGGGTCTGCGTAGCTGCCAGAATCATCTTCTAAAAGGGTGAGGTTAACGGCTCCATCAGCACTATCAGCAAAAGACCAGCCCAAGCATCTAAACACTTTGGCGCTGTAGTTAAGTTCGTCAATTGTAACGCTCACCCTATCGCCAATATCCACATTCAATGCAGAAAGATTAGCAGGGAATGAGATCACCTTTTGTTGGTCAGATAGCTGAATTTGCTTGTGCGACAACCTTTGAGCCATGAAGCTTGTATTGGTGAACGGCAGTTGAATGTCTTTTGTGATCACTTCGCCATTGTCACGGTTGACCGCTGAGGTTAACTGTACCTGCGGGGCTTCTGTTGATTTGTGGTTTTGCGCTGGGTCAACAATAATCGGCCTGATGGTGTTAAACCGCTCACCCCTTTCCACTGAGGTTTTCACAGTAATAGC